AGGTTGCGGTGCTGCCCCATGGTGATGGGTTGGATTTGGATGGTTTGAATCGGTTGGTTTTGCTCGTCTTCGATTGGCCATACAAGGCTGTGTGTTTTTGGTTCAAACATGGTGATTCTCTTTTCAATTTTTCAAATAGTTAAAAAAGCCCGCTCGGCTTTTTTGAACGTAACGTCTGTTAAAAGTGAGCAGGCAAAGGGGCTTGAAGCTTTTTAAAGATTACGTTTTTGGCTTAAGGCAAGCCGACGTTGCGTCGGTGTTCGGCCAGTAAGTCGCCATTGCCAAGGTTGAGGATTTGCGCGTTGCGGTCGATCTCGTAGATGGTTCGCCCTGCTTCGGTCTTTTTGTAGGCGCTGACCGACATTTCCATTTCATTGTCGGGGAGCTCGCCCATTTTGCTGGCGGATTCGGTGACGCTGGTGATTTCCCCTGTGACGCTGTATTTGATGGCGAATTTGTTGCCGTCTTCGTCTTGGTGGGATTCGTTGACGTTGACCTGGCACATCTCGCCGTTTGCTAGTCCGAACGCCGACAGCAAGGCTTGGCTCGCGCCTTTGACTTTGAATTTGGCGGTGAGCTTTTCCAGCCCGACCATGACTTCACCGGGGATGAAGGAACCGCCTCGGGTTTCTTGCATGGTTTTTTTGACTTCGGGCGGGGTGAACTCGTCGAGCTCTTTGATGAGTGGCTCACCGTTGATGATGGCCATTCTGCTGATGCGTGAACGTTGTCCAGCCATTATAAGACTCCTTCAAGGAACGATTCGACGATGCCGACGTCTTCGATTAGGTGGTACACCATGTGTTCGTTTGGTGCGTAGCCGTGGTATTTGATGGCAATGTGCCATTCGCCGTTGGTGTAGTTGTCGACGTTGTTGAGCGTGGGGTGCAAGTAGACTTGTGCGCCCATGATGGTTTCGTCGGCTTGCAGGGATTTGAGCCAGAAGTTGAGCTTTTCAATCTCTTGGTTCATGAAGGATTCGCTGAGGTTTCGTGCCATGGCGCGCTGGGCGGTTTTCGCCAGTTTGCGGATGATGGCGTATTCCAAACCGACTTGTGAGACGAATCGACCCATGACGCAACGGTTGCCAATGAGCGAAAAGCCACCCATGGAGGTGCGCGCAAAGTACGAGACGCCATAGCGGTTCATCAGATCGCCATTGGTGGCTTTGTCCATGATGTTGTAGTCGATGGTTCGTGCTGTGCCTTGGATTAAGGCGCCCATGCCGCCTTTCGCGGGGCTTTCCCATGCTTTGACTCGCGCAAAGCAAGACAAGGCAATGGCCGCGCCGGAGAAGTAGACGTTGCCTTTGGCGGCTTGGCTGTAAACCGAGACGAACGGATCGACCAGATAGAATGCGTCGTAGCCTGTGCCTTCGCCACCAAGGGATTCTGAATAAGCGATCGCGGCGTTGTCGTTGGTGTTTGGACCATCGCCAACGGGGATCGCGTAGAGACGTTTGCCCATGGCGGCGAGTGCATCGGCCACGGGTTTGGTATTGAAGCCCGGTGCGGCGATGTGGGTGGGGACTTCTTGGCAATCGCCTAAGGCTTCGATACCGGTTCGTTGACCAGTTGTAGGATCGACTTTGCCTATTACCTTGTTTGTTGTGTCTGCGGCGTCTGTGCCCTCTTCCACGATAACCACATACATAGGCACGGAAACGATGCGGAGCAGTTCGTAACAAGTACGGTAAAGCGTGCCGCGTTCGGTGCCTGCCATGTCTAGCTTGGCCACCGCGCCCATGTTGGCAATGCGGATTGGGCTGTTTTTCGGCCACAGTGGGTCGGCGTCTGGCGCGGTGCCGACTACGCCCAAAACAACGCTGCCCAGCGGCCCCATTGGTGGCGGCGCGGAGTGGGTTTCGACACTCATGCCGTTGTGAACAAAGGATGCAATTTCTGGCATTACGCCTCTCCTTTTGGTTTAGCGGTTGTGGTCGCAAGGGCGACTTTGCCACTGAGGATTAGGAAATCCGCTTCGCACGGAAGCAGCTCGACCGTGTCGTCTTTTTCGTGCCAATGCTTGTGATTTGGGCATTGGTAAGGCGAGAGTACGGTGTATTTTTGCCGAGGATTAGGCGGCTGTTTCGTGGCCATGGGCTTTCTCCAGACGTAAAAAAACCGCTAATGCGGCTGGGGGTTTATTGAGTTCTTTAACTTGAAATTGTTATTCCGTTGGTAAGGGATAGCGCTCTTTTATCTCGGCGACTTTATCGCGCCACTTTTGTTCTGCTTCGGCTGTTCCATCGTATTGCCACTCCATGTAGAGCGGATCGGATTCGGTTTTGTAGGCCGCTTCGCGTTCATTTAAAACAGAGGACAGTAAACCGATATAATCATCAGCAACATTCCGAACTCGCCAGATCCCATCATCCAAGATCAAAGCGTCATCATAACGACATTCTAATTCTTGCCAATTTTCACCTTCGATAATGTGCTTAACGCCGTTAGAGTCTACATAAAACACAGCAAAACCCAGAACAGAAATATCAATAAGAGCAGAGCCATCGAAACGAAGTTTTGAATAATCAGCCTGATCAATCTTGAGACCATGAGACTGTTTAACAGTAGTTCGGCCCACCAGCATATCAGCTTTAATTAACGCGTACATTAGACTACCTCCATCGAGAGTTGCGCGATCTCTTCATTAGTCCAACCGCTATTTGCTGCCGCAGAATTTAAGTAAACAACCCCCGCCTCTACTTTGAACGCCACCTCCAAATCATAATGCGTTCTTAACATCAAACTAGAGTGCCATAGTTCCACGTCTTCCATATATACATAACCATCGGCTATACCAACATGAATCCTACGAGTCTTACGAATCGGAACGCCATTTAAAAAAAACGATAATATTCCATAGTTTGCACCGCTTGGCGCAGAAACAACAAGACGCCCAGACGACCGCATATTAAAAGAACGACTAAATTCATTGCTATAACTTAATGTCAGAAAAACTATGTTATTTGCCAGAGAATATGACTCATTCGTTTCGAGATAAGCTATCTGACCAGAAAGAATACTACTTACATTTATATAGCTAGTAACGCCCCCCGGCCTGATCACAGCAGTGAGAACATCACTGTAAGTCGCATCAAACAATTCATTAAAATGATCCAACTGATCAGGGTTATAAACAATATCTGCCAGATCCAAAAGACGAAAGCCATTATCGAGATCAAATCGCAAGTGATACGTTTTAGTTAAATCAATCACGAACGACTTATCTTGATAAGACGACGTATTCACATCAAGCCACCCAAACAGACGAATAACCTGATCATTATCGATACTCAAATTCGCTCCGTCCAAAGTGACCGACAAACGATTATCATCAGTCATCACTTCAGGATAAATGGGAATTTGCTTCAATGCATTTAATTGCTCAGCGTTTTCTAATTTTCCCAAATACTGACCATGAGGATCTTCCGATTCAACATGTGCAGCTGCTTTTTGATCAGCGTAAGTTTTGTATTGAGGATGCGGATCTTCCGCATCCAAATGTGCAGTAAGCGCATTCCCTAAATCCGTTGGCGTGACAAACTGCACAGATGGGTCAATTTTTATTTGAATAGCATCCGCGTTACCGGGCACGAACTTTAACCGGATTGTGTAGCTTTTTCCCTGTCCTTCTTCTAACAGCGGTTTGTAATCCCCTGCTTGTCGAGCATAAGAATAAAGCTCACCATCTGTTGTTTTAATGCCTGCTTCCTTGATAAAAAAACCGCCATCACTGGCTGGAATTTCTGCTCGTGCGATCCATACGTTTGGGTCTTTTTCATCCTTTTCGATGGTTATCCCATATTCGCGAACTTGATGTATTAGGTCAGTTCTTTCAGCAGGCGAGGCAGCATCTGGTAAAACACCGTCGCCCACGACTAAAACAGCCAAACCCACTTGGGTGTTGTTAAATTTTGCATCACGCTCAAGACCAAAGCCTGTTTGCGTGATATAGGTTCTATAGTCGCTCATTTCTTGCTGGCTCCGATGTGGAAATGATTCGTAGATGTTGGGCAATGCCCGTATGGGTTAATGCATTTGCCTCACTGCCCGCTGGGACAAATGGCTGTGATGTCATGGTGATACCAATTTCGGCGGCGACGGCAATACGTGGCGAGGCAATCGATTCACGGGCGAGATTCATCACGTAGGAATCTCGTTCAGACTTCATTTCAATGAGCAGTTGATCGATGCGGGCGTTGATTTCTTGGGTCAATACTCGATCTGAGGCATACACCCAGATTTGAAAATAATAGGGATCAAGTTCCGACGGCTTTTTAAACCATGGCGTAACATCGGCACCAAAGCCCATTTGCTCGAGTGCTTTGACAAATCCCGCACGTGTACCGCTTAGTTGTCTGTTTCGCCATGCTTGTTCTGATCGATTTCTTTTGACTTGTTCGGTATCGGTCGAATCCCATACGGGGACTTGTCGATCGATGCCGAGTGTTGCGATCGCCTCTTTTCGGGTTTTCTGTGCATCCAGTAATTCAGGGTATGGATGGTCAATCGAATAAAGGGCTTCACTCAAAGCAAGCTCTAACGCTCGCTCTAGTGGGCTGCGGTTGTCTGGTAGAACACTATAGGTTTTCAGTGTTGACGGTAATTTGGACTGACTCAAGGTAAGGTGCCTCGTTGTATTGGCAACGCAACGGTTGAGTGGGTTGCAGTATGTCGCCTCGATGAGCGCCGGTGGCTTTTAGCAAGACGCTGTACA